AAAGAAAAATTTGAAAAGATAGAAAAGCCGCCGGTATGGATAACAACGATAGCGACACTTTAGAGGCCCGAAAGGCATGGGCAAAAGAGTGGTCCGAAAAGAATATACCACTAACTAAGAAGGCAATTGCAATGAGGCAAAAGATTTCAAAGTTAGGAGGACATAGTCTCGTTTTTGATCCGAAAAAAGATGTTACCGAGGCAGACATCCAGGGGGGATTCGCTTCGGATGCTACTGGGTTGGCAGCTGCTCGTGCCGTCGGATACGCGGTTAAGAAAGACCTCATCGAGGCTCGAAAGAAAATTCTCGGTGATGAGGAGCGTTCTCATTATCTTAAGATAACTGCGTCAGAACAGAAAGAAGAAGAGGAACGAGTTCAAAAGGTTCTTAGAAATTTTAGAGAGCAAGGGTATCTGGTCGTCAAAATGCAGGAGCTAGCAAAATACAATGTTTCAACGGGTTATACTTATAAAAATTATGCTTATTTAAGATCTCAGCCATTGAGCGGACCTTTAACTTCCCAACTTCAGGCAATCGGTGCGGCAAAACTAGCACCTTTATTAAACCTAAAAAACGAACAGTTATCAGCATTGACTCCTATGTTTCGTCTTTATAAAATAGACAAGAAAAATAAGAAAAAAGGAATAGAAGAGCTGAAGCTTCAGGGCAATTACCACTCTATTGAGAATAACTCTCTAGAGAGTATTGGTAGATCCGGCCGCCTTGGATTAAAATCGTTTACGTGGACTTATGATGGGAAGTATCGATCAACAGCCGACAAGATGATTCGTGGTGATCTAACACTTTACGGGGATAGTTTGACGGTTTTCGATGAAAAGATACACGATGATCTTCTGGTGCCCCGATCAGGAGAATGGTATGCCCAAGTCGGGTGGGCCCCACCACCTAATAATGCGGGGGGACTATTCAGCAAAGAAGAGATATCTGCGTTGAGGAATTCGTTGATAACGCTGTGGATGGGTTTTAAGATACCTCAATTTACCTTTAAACAGGATGGCACATTTGAACTTAACTTAACATTTCGCTCGGCTATTATGCAAGCACTGAACAACGTCGACATATTTGGTCCCACGAACGCAAAGGAGGAGCTGTTAAATGTTAGCAGTGCTTTTAGAAGCAAGGTTATGGGTAGTTTTACGAAATTTCTAGAAAAACGAGAAAAATCCCTGAAAAATGGAAAATACGGCGTGGCATCGTCGGCGCAGGCAAGTCTTGGATTGGGCCCTGTTGGCAAAGGGGGATCCCCGGCTAAGATTAAAGCCATTGATACTAAGGCGTTCAATACTTTTAAATCCGAAACGCTTTTGAGAGCTGGAATACAACCCGGGCAGCTCTCAAGAGCACAAAACCTAATTGATACCTTCATGAAAAGGAAAGAAGTCGAAGGCGATCTGGATTATGCCTGGCAATTCTCGGACCGGATGCACCACCTGATTGAAAGGAAGAGGAGCAATAAAGTATTTAGAAGAATATTGGAAGACATTGAAAATAAAAAAAGGAAATTTTATGTCACCACCACTGCCTCTGAATTTGACAAATTCTATAAAGACTTTGGACCGTTGGACGCCACTGTGAAGGACATAACCCCAGAGGAATACGAGGCGATGAAAAAAAAGAATCCTCCCCCACCCAGTGTGCCCAAGAAGCCAACAGGTGCTCCGGGCTCGATACCGAAGACAGAGGTAAAGACGAGTTTGAAAGGCATAAAACCAGATGAGATATCCGTCGCCTTTGTTTATTTCGGAGATATTATAGAATCGGTATTCTCAAACACAGCATATCAGGTACCCGATAAAGAAAAGGTTAATTTTATATTGAGCACATTGGCATATAGGGATTACTTCATAGAAGGAAACCGGGGTATGAAAAGCGTGATGGCACAAATTCCGATAGTTGATATGCCAATTTCTGTAAATTACTTTACAAAGTGGTTTCATGATGAATATATCGTAAAGGTGTCAGAAAAGGTGACTTTAGACGAGTTCTTAAATAAAGCACTCAAGACACTTCTTTTGCCTGCAATGGGCCCAGACAACTTTAGAGCATCCTTTAAAAATCATGCAATGTCCCCGCATCAGTTTTCGTGGACTGCGGACAAGAAAGCAAATCAGCCCCCACGCGGAGAGATAAATTTCGATACGTTGAAGGGCTTAGTATATCAGGGGTCTATGTCTACCAGACCGATTAGTTATGTTGTCTATAGCTCTTGGATTTATGCAGAAGACGAAAAAATGAAATCGTCCAAAGGAACCATCCACACTTCTACAACCGAGAACATTGTCCTCCACCTGGCTAAGGATCATGGATTGTTAAAAGATGTTACGTTTTCGAGAAATAATCTACCTCACTGGGAAGCAGATCAGATAAGAAACGATAAAATAACAAGCAATTTTGAGAAAATACGGATACCATATGCCGTAGAAGTAAAAATGATTGGTAATAATTTATTTTTTCCCGGCACCCACTTCGAGGTGTACCCTACTATACCAGGTTCGAGGGCACGGGCAATAGCGGAAAAATTGGGGTTGGGTGGTAGATACCAGACACATAGCATAACCAACAGGATAGAACCCGAAACTGGGTTTACGACTGAATTCACCGCTCAGAACGTGCTCATGGCTGACTCGATCAAGAAGGGAAAGAAGAAGACTCCGCGAAAGCGCGGGAAACCAATAAAAAAATAATAGGGGGGTGTAGACATGGCATTCGAAGATGATAGAAAACCAACAACCAATGACTCTGGTTCTAAAATGCTATACGACAGAAGACAAGAGTTTAAACTTTTGGTATATCCACCAGATATTGAGAGAATGTTGATAGATATGTGGTATGAGAGACCATTATATGGCAAGGTTGACACCCGACTAAATGTGGTGTATCCACTAGAAAAGAGCGGTCTTAAACAGGTTCCCGGCTCCGAGACTTTGTTTGCAGTAGATTTCGTTGCGGATGCCTTCCTGGCAATGAGAGATCACTTTTTGAATGCGGTGGGTAAAAATAAAATGTCCGGACAACTGGGACCTATAGATGGCTTTCAAGCAAAACGTGCCTGGGTAGACCCTATCGCGTCATATGAAAATCACATAGAGGTGGTTCTTAGAAGAATATCTCCTTCCAGAGAGAAATAACATAAAGGAAATTGTTGACATCCTGCCGTTGTTCGAAAGATATTTACGTGATCAGGCAGCATCCTATCCCCTGTCTTTATCTGGGTATATTAAGTCTGGATTCTGCCCTCCTCGATCAAATGGGCTGATCATCGAACTTTTAGATTCTGATCACGGAAATGACCAAGACAAGATGGAAGTTGTTAATTCACCAGACTTTGAAAAGTACGTTTCTATGGCTAGTTATTTTGGATTCTATGTGGATAAGAACGCTCCGTGGTCACTGGTCGGTAATCTGGCAAGCACTAAGATGCGGAAGTATATGGAAGTTTATGGTCTCATGGACGCCAATAATTATTTTAGTGATTATTGCTGGCCAGCATATTTGACCGAAATGCAGAGAATGAAGGACCTACTGTATGATATCTTCTATGCTTTTGAATTGAGAAGCCCCCTTCGGAAGAAAGAAATTTTGTGTGACTCTGGAAAAATAAAAAATAAAATGATTGAAAGAAAAGTCTTGACTTTGGAAGAAAATATTGCTAAGATTCCTGAAGTATACTGGTTTAGGCTTTGTATTATAACAAAGGCACTAGAGATGGATGTGGAGATAAACGAAGTGACATCGAGAAGATTAGTGCAAAAAGCAATGTATTTTTACAAAAAAGACAAAAATCACGTGAGAGCACTCGCATATATCAACCGATTTTTCAAGAATAGGGATGTCAAAGCCAATCCAGTTGTTCGCTTCATAGAACAATTAAGAGACTCATCAGAAGATCAAATTAAAGAATTGTTTGGCGACGCTGTTACTATTACGAACGGACCGATGAGTGTATTTCCAAAGTATTGACGACAAGAAAGAATGTGTTGGATTGTACTACGATTCTAGGTGTGTCTTTGAGAATCTTGACTTCTCTAAGCTAACCAGAACGTGGCGTCCTACCGAGACTTCTCTACAACATAGACATATAGATTATGCTTGGTTATGGTGCCTGGGTAAAAGCCTGGGTGACGTTTGTCCCTCTTTTCTCGAAGACCAGTGGGGGTCTGTCGACAATAAGATGAAGGCGTTCTCTCGGTCTCTAAATGCTGCAAAGGTAGACTTAAGTGAAAACTGCCTTTTGGAATTATTACCGCCCAAAGAAATTTCCAGATTTTTGGATGTGAAGAATAGAATCACCGAACACGTATTTTCAAGACTTGACAAACCAGAAGAATACGATCACTTATTGAGTATCGTGCACATGCTTGAGGATATAAAACATCGCAAGGTTAATCTGGATATATCGTCCAAAACAGAAATTTCTTGAAGAATTTGAAAAAGATGAGAAAAAGCGTTTCTTATAACTTGTTTGGCACTAAAACTGGCAGACTTACAGTGGAGAAAGGGTTTTTCCCCATTCTGACGCTTGACAGAGATTTGAGGAAATACATAAAACCAAATAATGATCTATTTGTCGAAATTGATGTTAACGGAGCCGAAGCGAGGACTCTGCTGTCCCTCACAGATCAAGAACAGCCAGAAGTTGATATTCACGAGTGGAACGCAGAGAATGTGTATAGGGGACTGACGACGAGAGAGGAGTCCAAGAAGAGATTCTTCGCTTGGTTATACAATCCCGCTTCTGATGATTATTTATCATCTAGAGCTTACAGTCGCGACTTAATAAAAGAAAAGTTTTACGACGGACACCAGGTAAGGACACCTTTTAACAGAAAAATCTTATCAGACGAATATCATTGTGTAAATTATACTTTACAATCGACCTCAAGTGATGTATGCTTGGAACAATCAAGAAAGGTTTTTGACTTCTTAAAGGAAAAGAAGAGTAATATTGCATTCCTAATGCACGATTCAATCATTTTAGATTTTGCTGCAGAAGACAAGCAGCATATCCGAGAGATAGTCAAAATGTTTCAGGAGACGAGATTTGGGGAATATAGAACTAATGTTAAAATGGGAAAGAATTTCGGGGAGATGAGGGAGATAAGTTGGAAACTATAATTGCACTCGGAACCGTAGCTTGTAACGTCGCTCGTAAATTTGAGAAATATGAAGAATATAAGACATACAAGATTGATCATGAGGATTCCAAAGAGAAGAATTACTTAAAAATAAAAAAGCTTGACAATCCTGAAGAGTATGAGAAAAACGGACCAAATGTGAAGAATTTTCTCAAGAAGGTATCCGGAGATGTGCTTTTTATTGTTTGTGGAGCGAGTAGAACAGCCAGTGCTTCATTAATGATATTGGAACAAATACACAAAAGATGCAAAATCAGCGTTTTGTATATAGCCCCCGAAACTGAGCTTTTGAGTGAGGGAAAAACACTTCAGGAAAGAGCGGTATTCAGCGTGCTGCAAGAGTATGCAAGGTCTGCTCTGTTGGAGAGGACATTCTTGATATCAAATCTGGCTATTGATCCAATGATTGAAGATGCGTCCATTGTGGGATACTACGACTCGATAAACGACCTCATTGCGAGTTCCTTTCATATGATCAACTTTTTCGACCACGTATCTTCTGTTACGGACACCTTTTCATCTCCAGCTGAGACTGCGAGGATTTCAACATTTGGGATTTTAAATCCAAAAACAGGTGAAGAAAATTTGTTTTTTCCTCTTGACAAAACAAGAGAAACAAGGTACTATTATGGCATACCTGAAGAAAAGATGACCAAAGAAAAGGGTCTTCATAGGAAGATTGTCAATCAGGTAAAGAGCAAAGCGACAGAAGATAGGAAAGTGAGTTATGGAATATATCCAACGAGTTACGAACAAGAATATGCTTACATTTTGTCGCACTCATCTTTTATACAAGAAAAATAAGAAAACACTTGACAAATGCCAAAACATTTGTTAATATATAAACAGTTGGTCAGGAAATTTGCTGACCTGCTTTAGCCAAAGAGTAAAAAAAGGAGAAAACACTATGGCACTTGATCTAGATCGCATGCGCGAGAAACTTAACACCGTCACAGGCAAGGGGGGTTCTAGAACGGACTTCTGGAAGCCACAAGATGGAGAAAGCAACGTGAGAATCGTTCCAACACCGGATGGAGACCCATTCAAGGAAAAGTTCTTTCACTACAACGTGGCACAAGGAGGGTTCCTGTGTCCAAAGAGAAACTTCGGAGATGATTGTCCGGTCTGCAACTTTGCGAATAAGCTGTGGAACGAAGGCACCGAAGAAAGCAAGAAGATGGCGAAGAACCTTTTCGCAAAGCAGAGATTCTTCTCACCAGTCCTTGTCAGGGGCGAAGAGACTCAAGGAGTCAGAGTGTGGGGATACGGAAAGATGGCATATGAGAAGTTGCTAACGATTGTTCTCGACCCGGATTACGGAGACGTTACGGACCCTGAATCTGGTAATGACCTCAAAATTATGTACGGCAAGCCACCGGGAGCAACCTTCCCTCGAACGGATATTCGTCCTAGACCTCGTAAGACGGTTCTTTGTGACGACGCAGTAGGCGGAGATGAACGTTGCGCCGAGTTGCTAGAGACTGTTCCTGATTTGGAAAAGCTGTTTGATAGAAAGACCACAGAGGAAACTCAAGCAATCTTAGACACTTTCTTGGACAGCGACAACATTGAAAGGCAAGTTGAAAAGTTTGGTGGGAATATCTCCCCCCCGCCAGCAGACAAGGAGGTAGATGCAGTCGAGGCCGCATTCAACGACCTATTGAGTAATTAAATTAAAACCGCAGGGAGGCACGGGTTTACAGGTGCCTCATTTTTTTTAACATGAGGGTACACGCAATATGCGTTATAGTTGTGCCCAAGAAATAAAAAGGAGAATATCATGAAAAAAAGAATAGCACTGAACCTAATAAAAGGTTCAAAATACGGAGAATGCGTGGTACAACCACAAAGAGGCAATTCAAAGAATATTCTTTGTCAATGCGTCAAGTCCCGGCAACCTGGGAGGTATTCCTCGTGGGAGCAACCCAAGATCTTACAATAATAGATCTCCTGTTGTTAACAAAATTCGTCGCACTCTCCGAGATCGCCAAGGATTGTGCCTTTTCAATGGAGGGATTCAGGTTACAATTGATGTTGGATCTTTCGAGTATGATGAAGAAGGTCACACTATTTCTTTTACGTGTGAGGGGGAAAACAACGGTCATTATGACGGTCAGCATTCCATGAACGCTATTTTGGATGAGCTTTCGGACCCTGACTCCAAGCTTGGCTTCGCGGAACAGCCCTTTAAAGTTACTCTTGTGGAGGACACATTTTGGAGAGATACCGAAGAATCGCGTTCAGCCGCCGCGGCGTGGAACACAAGAAAGGTCCAAGAAGCCGCATCGGAGCAAAACCAGCGCGGTGAATATAATGATCTCAAAAATCATCTTGACAGCAAGTATGTCGAGAATATTCGTTGGGAGGAAAATCAAAAATATAAGAATAGCAAAGAAATGATTCCGAAATGCAAGGGCATTGTTCAGGTCTCAACGCTTTTGGCACAAGCTATTCCAGTGCAAATGGATCGCACATATACAAAAGATTTTGCAAGGGCATTCCCCCGAGTCTCGAAGAAGGCTACGGAGCGTCTTTGGAAATCTGCCCGGACTATAACATCCGCAATTGCCCCGCATGCGAACACTATTTTGCACTTAGCTGACTATATTCAGTCTTCTTGGGGAAGTATCCCGGACAGGGAAAATTATAGGGTACTTAAAAAGTACAGCAAGAGTGGATTTTGTACAAAAACGGCAGCAGAATCGAAGCCATATGTATATAACAAATTTGGCAGCAGAGGTACAGTCGATGGTGCGATCAATCATGAATTTTTGTCGGTTATTATGCAAGCCCTTTTGAGACACACTATGTCATTCGACGAAGACACTGGGATACAAAAATTTGATTTTTCGGTTGCCGAAATTGAGAATTTGTGGGATACCGTAAGAGGCGATATTCTGAATGTTTGCGAAAAGCTTTTCAACGATTTGTACCCAAGAAGCGGCTATCGCATGGTACCACTGTTGGATAATTCTTCGGTTTGGGATCGAGTGGATGAAGTTGTCCAGAAGGCTGTGATGTCCAATTTGATTTCGAAGCTATCATCGAAGGCTGCAGTTTGAAAAGTCCTCTTAGATATCCAGGTGGCAAAACTAGAGCCGTCAAGATAATCTTAGATCACATCCCTGAAGACACTGGGGAGCTTTGCTCCCCTTTCTTCGGTGGTGGTTCTATTGAGTTAGCTGTTGCTGAAAGAGGAACAAGAGTTGTTGGATATGATTTATTCAAACCACTTCATTGGTTCTGGAAGGCTTTGTTAGAAGACAAAGAAGAGTTGGCAAAAATCGCAGATTCTTTTCGTTTTTTTAATGACGAGTTTTATGAAACAAAAACTGGAACTTCTGTAGTGAGGGGTCTCTGGAAAAAAGACTTTTTAGATCTGAGAGATGAGTTGAGAAATGCAAAAGAATATTCTGTAAGGAACGCAGCAATTTTCTATGCACTTAACAGGTCTTCTTTTTCGGGCGAGACCCTTTCCGGAGGCTATTCTAAAAGAGCTGGTTATGTCAGGTTCACAGATTCGAGCATTCAAAGAATTTTGGATTTTGAGGGCAAGAACTTTGGCGTTGAATGCGAATGTTTTAAGACATCGATTCTTAAAAACCCGAATGCTCTTATTTATGCTGACCCTCCATACGCATTAGACAAACACAAGCTTTATGGAGATAAGGGAAACATGCATAAGGGGTTCGACCATCTGGCTTTGTATGAGGTACTGTCTTCTAGAAGTAATTGGATATTGTCATACAATAACAAAGAGTGGATCAGAGAGATGTACAAGGATTATGAGATCTTGGATGTCAGTTGGGCATATAGCATGAACAACATATATTCCAAGAAAGAAAGGGAAGCGGGACAAAAGAAAAAGATGAAGGAATCATCTGAAATTTTAATCATTAATAAGGAGAGAAAATAGTGGTAAAAGTAACAAAAATTAAACCAGGGAAGGTCTCAATGGATGAGATTCGTAGGATCATAAACAAGAAGGCTGGTCACTCCGTGGCACACAGTCTGGCAGAGGACAACCCGACAGAGGTTAAGGAGTGGATTCCAACCGGTTCCCGGTGGCTGGATTCGATTGTTTGCAAAGGAAGACTCGCAGGGATCCCTGTTGGGAAGATTTCAGAGATTGCAGGTCTTGAATCAACTGGTAAATCTTATATGGCAACACAAATCGCAGCAAATGCTCAGAAGATGGGCATCGAAGTGGTATATTTTGATTCTGAATCTGCGATTGATCCTTCTTTTCTTGAGAGGGCGGGATGTGACTTAGATCGTTTAATGTACGTTCAGGCAGAGAGTGTCGAATTTGTGCTAGAGACAATAGAGGAATTGTTGGCAACCGGAAATAAGTGGTTGTTCATTTGGGACTCTCTTGCTCTGACACCAGCAATTTCTGATATAGAAGGTGATTTCAATCCTCAGTCTTCAATGGCAGTAAAGGCCAGGATTCTATCAAAGGGGATGTCGAAGTTAACTGTGCCGATTGCGAACAGCCAGGCAACACTCCTGGTTCTCAACCAGCTGAAGACAAACATTACTCGGTCCCCATCGGAAGCGATGACGACTCCGTATGTCACTCCGGGCGGCAAGGCTATGCATTACGCTTATTCTTTGAGGGTGTGGCTTACGGGTAGAAAAGCGAAAGCATCGTTTGTAGTAGACGAGAATGGATTCAGAATCGGGTCTGAGGTTAAAGCAAAGCTTGAAAAGTCTCGTTTTGGAACAGCAGGAAGACATTGTAATTTTAAAATCCTGTGGGGTGAAGTTGACAATGTGGGCGTTCAAGACGAGGAAAGCTGGTTCGAGGCAATTCAAATATCAGATAGTCTAAAACAATCTGGTGCGTGGTTTTCATTAGAGTTAGAAGATGGCACCGAGAAGAAGTTCCAGAGAAAGGGCTGGGTTAAAGAGCTGAAAGATGATAAATTCCGAAATAAGGTCTTGCAAATTATTGATCAAGATGTTATAATGAAATTTAAGAACAGAACAGGTAATGCTGCTGACTATTATGAAGAGGAAGAGTCTCTCCCCGTCGAGGATTAAGCACCCACTTGGTTCTCGGCATCTCCGCCCCTGAGCGTGTTTTCCTATTATGGTTGCACGCGCTCAGGGGCTTTTTTTGAAAAGAGGTAAAAAATGAATGGTAGAGTGATGATTGTGGATGCACACAATCAATTTTTAAGGTCGTATATTGTCGACCCAAGTTTGTCAATAAACGGAAGTCCAATTGGTGGTTCAAAGGGTTTCCTTAAGATTCTCAACAAGTTAACGAGGATTGTAAGTCCGGATATGACTGTCGTTGTTTGGGATGGAGAAGGGGGGTCTCAAAAGAGACGCGCTCAAAATAAAAATTATAAATTAGGAAGAAAGCCGCCACTGAGGCTGAACAGGGATACCCGTCACTTGACGGAGGAACAGGAAAAAGAAAATAAAGCTTGGCAACAGATCAGGGCGATAGAATATCTTAACCAAACTCCAATAGTTCAATTTATAGAGCCCCGCGTTGAGGCCGACGATGTGATTTCGCATGTCGCACAAAAGCAAAAGTTCAAAGATTGGCAAAAAGTCATTGTTTCCAGTGATAAGGACTTTATTCAATTGTTGGATGACAAGACGATATTGTACAGACCAACACAAAATCAAGTGCTTAATAAGAAGGCAGTTTTGGAACAATATAAAATTCATCCAACGAATTTCGCTTTGGCGAGAGCACTGGCGGGGGACAAAAGTGACAATTTAGATGGCGTTCCGGGTGTCGGATTGGCAACTGTCGCTAAGAGGTTCCCCTTCTTCGCCGATGAGAAGGAATGTTATCTGGAAGATGTTGTTACTCACTGCAAAGAGCAGGAAACCAAGTTAAAAGTTTATGACCGTGTATTAGAAGAGACAGACAAGGTCGAGAGCAATTATAAAATAATGCAATTATATTCCCCCTCTATCTCTATTCAGGGTAAAACTAGAATAGACGAAGCAATAGACGGGCATGTTCCTGAGTTTAACAAGACTGGGTTAAGGACGCTGATGCACCAGGACGGTATTGGCGAAATCTCATTGAGTTCTTTGTTCGAAAGTTTCAATCGAATGATATCTGACTTTTAGTCTTGCAATTTTTTGGTCTTTGTGATAAGATTAATCATTAAATAAAAGGAAAAACATGACGGAGCAAGAAAGGGAAGATTTCTCAAACTTTGGTAGATCTTTTCAAGAGGATCTGTGTCACTTAATTTTGGTAGACAGACCATTTGCAGATCAAATATTTGAAGTTTTTAATATAAAGTTTCTAGAACTTAAACATCTTAGGGTCTTTATCAACAAAATTCAAGGATATCGACAAAAAT